TCAGGGTTGCTACCAAAGCGAATGTCATATTCACGGTTAGGAACAAAAGCGCGTGTTTCAATCAAACGCTTGGCGTATGCAGGTTCAATACGCAGCGGTTGCTTGTTGAAAGGAATATCCGTGTTTAGCCCTAAACCGTATTGAGCAAACTTCTCAACGTTGACGGTTTCAACAGGGCGCAGAACGTTCAGTTCTGCAATCGTGGTGCCCGATTTAGGAAATGTTTTGATGACGATGCCAGTTATGTTAGCCATTACCTTAACTCCATAGTGTGTTTTTCAGTTGTGTGTA